TCTGAACAACCGGGTCTTGTAACTGTCTTGGGTCACGAGCCTCTACCATAAAAGGCGAAAAGTAATCTGCTAAGAAAACGTGCTTTCCATCTTTTCTTCTAGGTGTTGCACTGATACCAATCTTAATCTTAGCATTAAGGGAATTAAGAGCTGTTGAAAACATCTCAGCAGGGCATAGATGAGCTTCGTCTACGAGTATCATAGAAAAGCGTTCTGCTAACTCATCTCTACGGTTATAAACTGACTTATAAATACCAACAGTAATATCTTGAATATCACACAGACCGTCTCCTACACGACCTATTTTAGCAGTAGGTATTTGTCGTTCTAGTTCCTCAATCCATTGTCTGAATAGAAGTTTAGTGTGCACAAGAACAAGTGTTTTAGTTTTATTACGAGAGATAATTTCGCACCCTGTAAAAGTTTTACCCCAGCCACAAGGTGCTTGAAGTAATCCTGATCTAGCTCTACCCCGCTTAAAAAATTTATCTACTACTTCTGATTGTTCCCAACGAAGAGTTCCTATAAAATTTAGATCTGCATCTGTTTGCTCAAATCGTCTGTGGTCCTCTATTTCATCCCACTCAAGTTTATGATAAGAGTTTGAGGGGACTATGTAGTAATCTTCATCTTCTGATATTGTTGATAGAAACTCATCTCCGTTATCATACGTATAAAGAGATAAAAGTAAATCTTCATCAAATACATCATCTTTTTTGATATATATTTTATCTGATAAATATATCTTTTTAACTTTTGCTTTTTTCATTTTCTCTCTGAGATATTAAATTACGTAAAGCAGTAGATGAGAATCTATGATCACGTTTATTATAATATATCTCTATTCCTCTCTGACTACAGATTGCCCTACCTGTAAAAGTTTTTTGTTTATACTCTTCGCCTATAATTCTTATATCTATGTTATAAGTTTGAAGCACATCTTCCAAATCTTTTTCTGTAGCATAAGGTATAATTTCATCTACATATTTTACAGCAGATAACTGAATATATCTTTCTACTATAGATTGTATAGGCTTATTTTTATTAGCTCTGTCCACGCTTGGGTCAATCTGTAAAGCACATATTAGATAATCACACTGAGTTTTGGCCTCTCTTAACATTTGTATATGGCCTGCATGTAATAAATCAAATGTAGATGCAGTTATTCCTACTTGCATTATATCCTCATAAATGGAATGTTTTTTGTATCATAAGAGAACTCTCTTAAATACCACTCGTCTTCTACTTTAACTAGAGTAGCATAAATATCTTCTTTTAGCTCTAATGTCTCGTGCGTAGGAACTTCAAATGGATAAGATATATTTTTAACCCATATTAGGTTATCATTTACTTTTACTATTCTATGGCAATAAGATTTAACAGTCATAGGTTTAGCTAAATCAAATGGTGTAGCTTCGCAATCCATTCCCCACTTAGCTTTAGAATATATTAATTCCTGCAAGTTTTTACAGGTAAAGTCAAATTTTAGTCTATGGTCTAAACTTGCAAGCCTAGCAAAGTAGTCACCTTCAATAGATTTGTCATCTACTGTTTCAAGATGTCCTATATAAGTTCTTTGTACGTAAATTTTTTCTAAATCATATTTTACTTGATAAGGGCGCTGTTTTAAGCCAAAAAAGGGAAATTTAATTCCAGTAAACTTATTCATCGTTTCTTTCTAAGTTTTCTATTTTTCCTAAAGAGATTTAACATTTTTTCTAGCTTAACAGCTTTTGTAACCCGTCTTCTTTGACGGGCGTAAAAAGATTTAGCAATGTTTCTAGCTTTTCCTTCACCTTTTTCCAACATTAATTCCTCCCTATAATTCAGTAAGTTCTCCCCAGCTTGGTCCTACTTCAAAGTCTACCTTAATAGGACATCCTGGAATTGATAATCCACGATCTGTTTGAATACAACGACGTGCATTTTCTATATATGTTTCTACTAAATCTTCTCTAACCTCAGACACAATTGAGTCATGTACAACAGTAAAGGGTTTGATATCATCAGAGTAGTTATTATCTTCAATCCACTTTACTAAATCAATCACACCTAGAATGTTAATATCAGAGGCAACTGACTGAACTAAAAAGTTAACACCTGAACGAATAGCATGTTGAGAAACACCACGATTAGGAGATTTAGCTTCTGGTAGTCTGCGTTTACGACCAAAGAAAGAATAGATAAAGGCATGATTTTCAATTTGTTTGTTAGAACCATCAATAAACTTTTTGAGTGATTTAGCCTCATTAAAGTACTTTTGAATAAACTGCTTTGATTGAGCAGTTGTTATCTCTTCTCCAGCTTTTGCATCTTTATTTACTGTTTCAGCAATTTTTGCAGGACCTGCTTGGTACATAATACCGAAGGTTATAGCTTTGGCGTATTGTCTCTCGTTCGGGTGGATCTTCTTAACCTGGTTAACCTCCTCTGGGAGATTGAACATCTGTTTCGCAACATACGAGTGAAAGTCAAGTTTGTCAATAAAAGCTTTCTGTAGAAACTGGTCTCCAGATAGCATAGCTGCGTAGTACACTTCTGCAGTACCAAGGTCACATTGTACGATCTTGTACCCCGGTCTAGCTTTAAATAGCTTTTTAATATCTTTGTTATCTCGTGGAATGTTTTGGTAGTTGAGATTACCACTAGAAGATAAGCGACCAGAGGTGGTACCATGAATATTGAAACCGCTTCTAAGCCTTCCGTCATTGTCTACTCCGTTCCTAATATTAGAAATATACGTTCCAGCCATTTTTGACTTTTCACGTAGTTCTAATACAGCCTCTGATAAAGGGTGGCCAAGATTCTGTAGAACTTCTTTGTCTACAGACCAAGCACCTGTATCAGTCTTTTTTGTAGGCTTTAGTTTAATTATATTGAAAAATAAATCTCTAAGTTGTGCTGTAGAGTTTGGATTGAATGTTTTTTCATATACACGCTCAAAACGTTGTACTGCTTCGTGATTATTAATTTCTTCTAAACATTCTTCAACATCAATCTGATACTGTTCTGCAAGCCAGTCTACTTGTTCTACATTGATCGGTCCGCCGTTCTTCTCAAGTGTTTTCATAGCATGAGTTGCTGGCATTAAGATAGTATTATACAGACGAGTAAACTCCTCGCTTTTTTCTACAAGTGGCTTGAATTTACCATATAGTTGAAAAGTTGCATCAGCATCTTTACAAGCATAGGGAGCAAGAATATCACTAGGAAGCATACCATAGTTGAAGTCAGCTAGTTTAACCTTATTTTTTCTAGCCCATGATTTTTTATACTCATCAAGCTCACGTTCATAATCCCCTAGATCAGTGAATCTAAGTGCTAGAGGTTTAAGACCGTGCGTGCCTACTGACTCTTCAAGACAGTAGTGTAAAAGCATAGTGTCTTCATACTTAGGAAATTCAAATCCCATTTCAGTTTCCATAAAGTTTGTATCAAACTTTGAGTTATGAAAGATGCATAACTTAGTTTTAAATAAGTCATGAAACCACTGTTTATGCTTTTCAACAATATCAACTGACACATAAATACCTTGATGTGGACGAGTTGACATAGCAATACCTAGAATAGATCCTGTATGAGGTGACACAGATGTAGTCTCAATATCCACTACAATCTTTTGTGCATCATCAAACTGATCTTTATATTGTTGGAACTGCTCTTCAGTTTCCACAAAGCAATAGTCTTTTTCTACCTTTTCTCCGATACCTTCACCGGATAGTAGTTTTGGAATCTGTGAGAATGCTTTTTTGATTTCGTCTTCAAGCTGTGGTTTAATAATAGTGATGTTAGGGTGCATGATAGGTAGATACTTTTTCTCAATAAACACACCATTGTATTTTTGAATACCTGTCATGCCTGCTACATACTTAAGTGAGTCTGCTCCAATAGGGCAAAGAATTTTATACCCATCAAGTTCTGACATTTCCATATCAATATCTTTCTTGAGGATTTTTTCTTTCTTACCAGAGTGTAGGTATTTTACATCATACTCTACATCTTTTAAATATTTATTGATTACTTTGTTTGCGTCTTTTTCAATTGCGCTTGCAAATACAAAACATACATCACTCACTGTTTTCTTCCTTTTCAATCATCTTCTTTAATAGATCTACCATAGCATATTCTAATAACTTGCCTTTAGTTTCTTCATCCATTTCTAATTCAACAATTGCAGAACCATCTTCTTGTTCTTCAAACTTGGTTACTTTTATATCTTTTGTCATCTTATATACTCCTTTGCTTGAATTAAGTTTATATCGCCTGGATCTGTTCCTACTGGTAGTTTAATATTTCTTGATACAATATTACGAGAATCTAATTCTGCTGCAATTTTGGAGGCTGCCATCTGTCCTGGAGCATCAGGATCCATTATAATATCTACTCTTGTAACACCTATTCGATCAAGAATTTCTAGTTTCTTTCTACCAAAGTTTGTTGCACCAAAAATACAAAGAGTGTTTTTATATCCTAGTTGCCACATATTTAACATGTCAAAAATACCTTCTACTAAGATTACATAGTTTGTATTTTTAATTTTATCTAGTGGAAATAGAATATCATTTACCTTAGCCTTATGAGGTTTACGATTATATTTTGGCTTTCCTGAAATTGCTTTCATCAATCTACCTTCTATAAACTTAAGTTTACCAAATTGATAAACCGGAAAGCAAAGGTAATCTTGCAGACCCATCTGATCTGTTGTAAATGCTTGAAACTCTTTCATGGTTCTTGCATCTATATTTCTAAACTCTGCTGACCACATATGTCTTTCAGAAGGTAGTTGAATGTCATCAAACTCAATAATACTTCTAATCTTATCTTTTAACTTTTTAATTTTATAAGGCTGTTTACTATCAACATCAAGTATTACAGTCTCGCCTATAGACTTCATAAATTTATTGATACCGCCAGAGAATCCACAACTCCAACAGTGAAACACGTTACGTTCTAAATTGTATGACAAGCTAGGAGATTTATCAGTGTGCTCTCCACTAGTACAGGATATAAGAATCTCTGTAGGATTGTTTGTTTTACGATATTCTATACCTCGCTTATTTAGTAGCTCAACCAGTTCCATTATAAGTCTTGAGATCCTTCTTGTTTGTCTGTGCCAAATTTAACAGCATTGTGAGGACGTTCGTTTATGACTTGTGAAGTTGCTGGATTAATTTTTACACAACTCCAGTCCATCATCACATCAAAACTCATATGTTTACCATTACGCATTTTTGTTGTATGAATAGAGATTTTACTTTCAAGCTCTCGTTCTTCTGTTTCTGCTGGTGGAAAGAAGTTAAAACTACGATCTGCAGAGTCTAGAATACCTTTAGCAAAACGTGCTTCTCCAGTAGCATCAATTTGATATGGTGAGATCATTGTAAGATCGTACTTACGAGATAGAGACTTAAGGTTATCAGCAATTGTAATCTGTGTTTTCCAGTCTTTTTGATCATCATGTTTCACAATATTAATATAATCAACTACTGCCATATTATAATTTGGATACTTAGATGAGAACATATTACAATAGTGATCTATACGATTAAGAGTTAGAGACTCATCGTCAATCATAAACAGTCTATGATCTTTTAGTTCTGGGCGTTCAATCTTTACTCGCTTCTCAAAGTTTTTAAAGTCTTTTGTATACTCTAATTCTTGAATCATCTGTTCTATCTTTTCAGATGGTTTATAGAAGTTCTCAAACTTTGCTTTAGCCATTGTAATTTTTTGGGCGTCTGTCAGTTGGTTTCTAAAGATATCAAGAAAAGGTACACCTGATATGATAGATAGAACACGATCATAAACCTCTTTATAACGCATCTCAATTGTAAAAAATGCAACTGTATTGCCCTGTAAAAAGCGATTGATCGCTAGATTAAGAGATATGATAGACTTACCAGAACCACGTCTACCACCCAGCATAATTAATTCCTGTGTTGCAAAACCTCCATTAATTGCATCAAACTCATTAGATAGTCCAGAAGGGTAGATCTTAAAGTCATCTTCACTTGGGAAAAACTCAAGTTCTGCGATATCGTACAACTCGTCATCATGAGGTATAGCCTGATTTAAGTGTAGTAAGTGGTTTTGGAACTTATCTACAATTTCAACTTTTTCTAAATCTTCTAGTTGATCTATAAACTTATCCATAAAATGAATTGTCTCATCACGGATATAAAAGTCTTGTAGCTGTGCTACTAAAAACTCATCCTGAATAGCGTCGTTTTGATTATCCTCAGAACAAATTTGATTTTCTAAATATTCTTGAAGTCCGGTATCTTTACGTAACGACAAAATCTCGTCTGTAGAAGGCAGACGAGTATTAGCCTTATAAAAAGACTTTATCTTATCGAATAATACGGAATTAATACCTGTGAAATATTGATTTAAGAGTTTAGAATATAGATCATTACTCTGCGTATCTAATAATCTACGCAGAGTAAGTTTTTGTAGGTCTATTGCCATTAACCAGCCTTAACAGGGAATAGTTTGTCACGAGTTACAAATCTGTAACCACCGAAATCATCTCTCTTGTAAATAAGATAAGATTCTCTACCAGTTTCTTCAATTACTTTACTAACTTTATCACGATGTTGCAAGAATGAAGACATTTTCCATGTAGGAAGTACTGCGTCTCCCACCATCCAATAAACTTCATAATGAATACCCTCAGTAGGTTCTGCATATTTACCAGCCATACCATTACGTCCAGGTTTGAAAGGATAAGTTTCTATGTACTTTTGTTTTCCGTCTTCGATCATTTCAATATAATCTTCATCGTATACTTCATACACTTCCGCAAAACAGTTTTCTTCTGCTAAGAATACTTTATCACCTTTACCAAACTTTACTTCTAGATCTTGTACGACGTGGTCTACCTGAGCTGCTTTACCTTTACCACGCGCACGAATAGGTACGTTCATCTCAAGTAGAATCTTTTTAATTCTTTGAGGCGAAACGTAGTATTGTTTAGCAATTGCGGACTGCGCTTCTCCTGCTAAATAGGCATCTGCAATAGCTTGTTTTTCTGTTTTATTGAAAACTTTATTGCGAGCTTTTTTCTTAAGCTCTGCTTCACGTTCTTGTTTATCGTGGAACTCTTGAATGATAGCGTCAAGCCGCTTAGTGTTATATGCTATACCTAGATGTTCACAAACAGCCTTCTTAGTTTTTTTGGCTTTGATCATCCAAATAGCTTGTCGGATTTTTGCTTCCGAAATTTCAGTTGGTTTTGCCATACTTTTCTCCTGTGATTTTCTTTATTATATAAAAAGTCAAGGAGTTTAGCAATAATAATCTTAGTGAGTTATGAGGTCATCGTCGGCGAAAAATAAATCTGCCCATATGTTTCTGATAAGACCTGTTGTCGTATATACGGGAGTAAATTTCTCATTAAAAAACCGATTAGTTCTATACATTTTTTCTAAGTAAAAAGAACTGACATAAGATTCAATGATGTTTTTCATCTCATCAGACTCTTCTGGAAAGTCGTAGAACTGTTTTGCAAGGCGGGTAAAATAGATAGATTTGCCTTTTGGTGGCAAACTTAAAACCTGATCTAATGCATCATCAGGAAATTCTTCTAATAAAAATTGGTGTGTCATGATGTCATAGGAAAAGGACGGTAGATACTCTACCGCCCTGCCCATTCCCCCCAAGGGAATTATGATTACTCACCAGATGCTTTTGGTGTGTAGTCTGCACAGCTCAGACCACGACGGGTAAGAACAGTCTTAACACCGCGTACTGTCTTATCGAAGGATTCAGCAATCTCTTCAACAGTTTGATCGAGCATATCTTCGATGCCAGCATATGGGTCTGCTTTTGCATCTTTCTTATCACGCTGTGGAGCCTTCAGACCCATTGACAACAGCTTACCACGAATAGAGTTAACTGAACGACCCATTGCGTCAGCAATCTCTTCAAGGAAAGAACCACCTTCGACCATTGATGTGATCTTAGCTTCTTCTTCGTCTGAGTAAGTACGTGGAGTGATTTTCTTTTCAGCAGGCTTAACATGGGAAGTCATTTCAAGTGACAAAGCCTTACCGTTGATTTGACGTGCAGTAAACTTACCACCATTAAACTGGGCAGCAATCTCTTCGGCAGTCAGATTACCTGAATTAGCTTCAAGGAAAGAAGCAAGCTGATCAGTTTCTTCAGCTGAGAAAACTGGAGCAGCGCCAGGCTTTTTAGGTACGTCATAACCTAACTTGCGCAATTTAGCAGTAACTGAACGACGTGGAAAGTCGAATTCTTCCATCAGTCCTTCAATAGATTCTTCGGTCACACCTGCGCCTGCAACATCGTGCATACGTGCAACCATATCTTCAGTGTATTCAAATTTTGACATAGTTTGATCCCCTCTGATCGTTTGTAGTTTGTTTTTGAATGTTTCAAGAGTTTTTGTGTTACTCTTGACTTTATATATAGATATTACAGAAAAACTTTATAACAAGCAACTGAAAATTGACAGTTTATCCTTCGGTGGTTCTTTTAAAAATCTCTTAAAAATTACCACTGAGCACTTCTTTTTTACTTGACCAATAGTCAAGTACATTAACTCCAATTGTCATAGCTTTTTTGTATTTTGATGATGTAGTATCACCTGCTACAAGCGCATAACAATCTTTTGTTACTGTAGAAGTTACTTGAAAACCTTTTTCTTCTAAGATAGAAGCTAATTGGTTTCTTGTCATATCAAGCTTTCCAGTAATACATACTTTCTTTCGGGTAACTAATATTTCTTCAACCTGTACATTTTGTTCCAGTTGAAGAGGTAAATTCTCTACCCAGCTTTCATTATCATCAAGCCAAGATAAGATTGACTCAATCGTTGAAGGGCCAATACCTTTAATGTATGTCGTTTCTATGTCTCTTAGATTTCTAAAAGCTGGTATCTTTGTGACAATTAACTTTGCCGCACGTTTACCAACTCCAGGAATACCAAGGGATGCTAGAACTAAGTCATATGGTTTGGTTTTAGTCCGTTCAACCTCAGCTTGAACCTTGATACCGTTAGCACCAAGCAAATCCCAGTCAGGATAATCAAATATATCTACTGGGTGAGATAGGCCTAACTTCTTGACAGAAGCAGGACCTAATCCTTTAATATCTAAAGTCTTGATAAAATGTTCCAAAACTTTAATTGTGTTTATATTACCTTTATCACTAACCATGAGTCTAGGACCATCTCGCTTTGTTGTGCTACCGATGGCACGTTCTGCAGTTAGTTTTGTAATTTTTTGGTTATGTATTGAGTGTTCTACTACACGTAGAAATTTCGGTATCACACCGCCAGCACGTTCTATTAAGATCTGATCGCCTAGACCTAGATTGTGCTCTTCAATGATTCCAATATTGTGTAAGGTAACTCTTGATAGTTTTGCATCATCTAAAACAACAGGCTCGATAATGCCTGTTGGATTAACTGTGCCTGTACGACCAATAGTCCACTCAACACCAAGTAGAGTTGTAACTGCGGTTTCTGCTTCGCGTTCTTTCAGTGCAACAGCAAACTTTGGATACTTAGAAGTCCAACCAAGTTGTTGTTCTTGTTCCCAAGAATCTGTTCTGTAAACAACACCATCTTGAGGATAGTCCCAAGACTCCTCATCAAGCACAGTATAAAAGCCCATATATTGTAAAACTTTTATTCTTGCTATATAGTTAATATTTATTCCAAGCCAGTCATGAGCAATAAACTTAATATTGCGTTGCGCAAATTCTGTTGGGCTATCTAACCCAAGTGCGCCTGATACATAGTTACGATAGTTTTCAACTTCATTATCAGTTACACATTCACCATTAATAACAATTTCATCATAATGAGTTTCTATCTTTGCAGGAGCACCTTTTAAAAATTCAGCAAGATGTGTAACATCTGTACCTTGTTCACCATTACCACGAGTAAGTGCCATAACTAATTTACCTCTTTTATAAATAAGAGATAAGTTAGCACCATCAATTTTTGGAAGTTTAATTGTCATAAACTTATCAACTTCTTCTAAGTCATAAACTTTACGAAGAGAGTATAGCTTATATGGGTGAGTAACTTTGCCCGCAGCACCGCCTACTATGCTAGTGGGGGAATCATGATCCCTCCAACCTTGTGCTTTTTCCATAGCTTCAAGCTTATCATATAGTTGATCGTATTCTGAATCAGAGATAACTGATGCAGAATTGTCATAATAAGCTTGGTTATGTTTTTGGATAAGTTCTTTTAGTTCTTTGTAATTCATATAAAGATATTATAAGAAAAATAAGCATTGAGAAAGTCTTAATTTACTTTTTGTCTTCTGAATCGTGAACATAAAGCTGCATTAAAGCGTAATGCAGTACTTTCATTAAATCTTTACGAGCATCAGCACGGGTACCTTTTTTACCATACCGTTGTGCGTATTTTAGTACATTACCGATACAGAAACCTGTTCCATGCCCTCCATCTATAATAAATTCCGTAGCCTGAAAGTTTTCTTTTGAATAATGAAGACCGTAGGTTGAATCGACATACTTTTTAAACTCATCAATCAACTTTGCTTCATTATATTTATAATCGATACCAGAATCAAAGTAGTCACTCGGACCTAAATCTAAATACACCTCATGCTCGTCTTTGCCATATTGTACAAAAGGTGTATGATTACTCATAGCATCTTCTACTTCTACCTGTCTTCTAGTGTCATGAGCATCACCAAAATCACGTTCATAAACTGTTTTACCACCATCTGGTGACTCATAAATTTTTGCATTTTTTGTTTTCATTTCAAGCATCTTCTGATGTTCTTCCCATTTTTTGTCAAAGTATTTCTGTTCTTCTATTTCTTGACGTTTAGCTTCTTCTTGTCTATTTTTCCATAGCATCCAGTCATAATAACGTTCAGGTTCTTTGTCAGTCATTTATCCCTCCATGACTTTGGTTAACATTTTTTGTATTAAAAAAGAGCTGTTTAAACCTGCATACACTTTTCTGTTGTGGTTTAAAATATCTGTTAAATTCTCTATTTTTTCTTTTGCTTTTGAAAAAGGCAGAGAACAAAATTTATCTAACTCTTCTACTACATTGATGGTTCTTTCAACGAAACTGTCATAATTGTCATAAGACTC